ATACTACATTATAACATACTATACAAGCCATAGCAAGCCATAGCCACTACACCAACCCACAATGCTCCAATGATTGCCCCGCCAATAAAATCCATCGTCAGCTTCACATCACTCTTAAAAGACTGTATTGCACAGGCATACTGAGCATCCCGATTCGCTTCGCTTACTGTGCGTGGCACAGGGCTAACATTCTTAATCAAAGTTTTACTTGGATACATTTTATTTTCCTATCGGTGCATATGGGTTAGCGGTCACTAGGCTTGGGATGCTTCTCATGTCGTCAATCCTAGACTGTTGTGGGTGCGGTGCTGGCACAAAAGGCTTACTTGTGTGCATCGCTGTTGTGGTTTGTTTAACTTTTTTCATTTTGATTCTCCTATGTAATTGCGGTTAATAAAGTCCTCATACTTCTCGTCATACTTACGGGTCTTGAGATACTCCCCAAACATATAGTGCAAGGGATTACGCTCTGCTACCAAGTCCACCTTCTCTTGCCTTGTGGCTAAAGTCTTGATTAGCGTAGTGATACTGTCCTCATTAGCTTTCTCAATTAGCGTGGCTCTACTTCTTCGTTTATACGGATACCTCACTTCACTATCCCACCTTTCTGATTAACGCCGATTAAGTCGGCTTGGTTTGTCACCAACATATAGTTGGACTTGTGCATCGGGACTACGCAACGCACTACTCTGCTTGCTACTTCATCTCCGCAGTCAAGGCATAGGTGATAGCCTAAATCCCAACGCTTCTTTGCTACTTTATCGTCACACTTATGGCATCTCATAATAGACTCCCAATGATGTTACCCAACACAATAAAAAGGACAGCGAATAAAACTCCGACTGTCCCCAAAACCCAGATATAAAACAAGTCTTTCATGATGCTTCCTTTCGTGGTTGTAATAAACTCAGTAAGGCACTCGATACTGTATCGATTAGGATAAGCCAAGTGCCTTGTAAATCTACTATCTATTTTGTTTGCCCTCTGCTATTTTCTCGCAGTCGTTGTCACGGGTTATGGGCATGGGGTAAGTTTAAGTGTGTGGCATAGGTGTTGTATAGCTAGGGTTTTCCCGACGCACTTTGGCGCACTAAGTATTAACCCTTGCATCACCTACACACATAAACAACCTTAGAGATACTGCTCGGTCTTGAGAACTACCCTGTCCGCTTAAATGGACTCCACAAGCCTACGCCTACTCTAAACCTTCTCTGTATAGAAGGCATTTGCCAAGTTGTGAAAGAGGGATAGCGACTGATACTAAGTGAGTGAGGGAGCGATGCTCGTGCCTCTCGGTAAATCATTCCATACAATTCGATACTGTATCGAATACCTCACACTTAATACCTACTACTTCTATCTATAACTACATTATAACAGCTTACACTACCCTTGTCAAGTCAGGATTTGCTCCGATGTGATGGGCGTATTAGTAACTTACCTCTGTTACCTACCCGATAGCGTGCATAGACTGTGTGTGGTTCTAAGTTGTATAGCTGGGCGATGCGAGATAGTGTGAGTTCTTTACCATCAACAATGGTTTTAATTTGTTCTCGCTTAGCTTTGATTTTCTTAACTGGCTTAGGTGGTTTAGTTGGCTCCAGTATCTGCATGGGTTTATGCCTAGCTCTGCGTATACCTCTTAGTGTGTCTTTGATTTGCTTGATGATATTCAGTTCCATTAGTAGTCCCACTCCGCTTCCCATGCTTTTTGTTCTGCTGGTGAGTTGAACTTAGGGTTACTAAGTTTGCTCTGTGGTTGTGGTATTGATGCACCGATTAAAGCGTTGGGTGCTTCATCTTTTAGGTAGTCAATCAATGCCATTCTTGCCATCGTGGAAGTGCCGACACCTTTAGCTACTGCAAGGGCGTTTAGCTGGTCGAGGAGCTTTTTGGGCATACGGATTGCGAGTAAAACATCGTTTTGTGAGGCTTTCTTGTTAATCATTGTTACTCCTTTGTTGTTGATGTGTTGTAACAGATTAGTGCTGTCTGTATGTGCTGAGTATACACGAAAGTTTACGAATGTTATACAAGTTAAATAAAAATCTGCGGGTAATTCGATACTGTATCGAATAGAACTGTGATGAATGATGATGATTTAAAATAGACGAAAAATATTTTGCTGGAAAATTACCCCTTGATAGAATGGGATTTGCACGAATTATCTTCTTATCCAGCATAAACAGGTATGTCTGGGAAAACCTAAACACTCTGTTATACATTGAGTAACACACTTACTTACTATACTATTCATATTTATTTATTTTTATAGGATAATTAGGAAAAGTATAGCAAAACCTCAATAAACATATGGCTTGCGTGTCATCGTCAAAAATGGAAAAGTATATGCAAATACAGCTAAATACAGTTAAATACACTAAATTACACTTAGCATCACTCGCTTACTCGTAGGCTACGCATCTGCGCCTACTCCCCTGCTTAGGGATTATGACAGTTCCTGATAGTTCCGCAAAATAAAAAAGCCCTAAAAATCAGGGCGAAAAAAAACCGCCCGAAGGCGGTTTAAGTGAATCGATACAGTATCGATTAAGCGTCAGGAAATTCGTAACCCGCTTTCGATAGAATATCCTTTAATTCATTTTGAGCATTTTTGCTAAGCGTTGCAAAATCTGAATGGTTGTAAACCTTAGCGATAACTACATCAAAATCGACTTCAGGTTTGCCTTCACCATTCTTTTTAGAATTGCGAGATTTATTCAAGTCCTTGATTGCTTTGCCTGAATTAACCAGCTTAGCGAATAACTCATAAACATTCTGTTTATAAGCGGGTTTTAAATCGCCCATGCTATCGAGAAAAGCAGATTTCAGGGCTTTAGTTTGAGCATCATTAGAGCGACCATCTGCTAAGCGGGTTCCCCCATTGTGCAGGGCTAAACCTTTGGCGTTGATAATCTCTAGGGCTTTCGCTTTCAAGTCATCTGCACCTTTATAGGATAGAGCCTGTTTACCCGCTTCAACTACTAAGTCAATCATCTCTAACATTGTGAGTGATGACTTCTCGCTGATGGTCTTAACCTTAGCACCTTGTGAAGTGATGGTAGAAGTTACTACTGATAATGCATTTGATTTTGTTTTCATTTGATTCTTTCATATTAAGTTAATTAAGCAATCGATACTGTATCGATTACAGGGTAGAGTTAATCTCTATCCATACCTACATCATACTCTCTTATCACAGCGTTGTCAAGTTACACCAAACCACTAAGACGCCCGCACGCATACGCACATGACGCACCCGCCCGCACGCGACCCCCCACCCCCAAAATTTATAACTAACATCCATACTCTACTCTATATACTCGGTTTTGCACGTTGGATATGGATTTTTCTAGCCGATGCCCCCCTTGCATTTTTAAATCCAAAACCAAAAAATATTTTTGCAAAATTTCTTAGACGTTATGTTGCATTGCAGCAAAATGTATCCTATAATATACAAATCATTAACCCTCATTAGGAGAACACCATGTTCGAATTTGAAAAACAATATAAGCAGTTTGAAGAATTGCAAGACCGTATCAAAGAAGTAAATGAGTTCTGGGTGCAGTCAACCCTCTCAGTAATCAAAGAGATTTTCAAACTAGCAAAAACTAAGTAAAATACTTAAGGGCAGTTAAGCCGACACAGAAGGATGTAGCAAGCTGGGGTTTTTTCGGCTTTCCACTCAGCGTGCAGCAGCTACTAAATTCTTGCCCTTTAAAAAACTGTAGTACAATTGCGTTCATATCGGAGTGCCCCCAACTTTTCCTCCTATGACAAAAGAAATACGTGTAGTACCAGAAGTGACGATACCGATTCCAGTGGATTTAACGCCACAGGAAGCCAAGACTTTGCATGAAAGAGCCAAAGCGGCTTTTAAAACTGCAGAGTTCCTCATTGCCATGGGTCACAAAGTGACAAAAGAAGGCATGATGGACAATCAAAGAGAAGCAACACGTCAATTTACAGGCAGTCCAATTGCGCAACGCCGCCCATTTAACACAGAAACAGCTATCTGGATGGATGACCTGTTGCAAAGATACAACAATGCCGTTGTAGAAGACACAATACGCCTTAAAACCTACGTTACAACCCGTTTAGTAGAAGAATCTGATGGGGATAAAGCCGCCGACCGCTTGCGGGCACTAGAAAGTCTAGGAAAACTAAGCCAATTGGGTATGTTTGCGGATAAATTAGAAATAAACGTCAACCATAAGAGCACAAACGAGCTAAAAGAAGAGCTTGCTAAGAAACTTTCAAGATATATGGGTGTGGTTGAAGAAGTACCAGCTAAAGAACCTGAGAAAAAAGCCACAGTTATTGACCTAGATGTTGAATTAGGTAGAAAAAACAAAGACTTAGATGACTGACCCCATAACACTTCTAAAAAATCTGCCAGTTGACGAGCGCGAAGAGTTTTTAATGTCTTTGCCTAGGGAAGAAGCGGATGAGATATTAGAGATATTAGAAGAATTAGCAACTCGGGATGACCGAGAAGAGGTTCAAACAGACTTTATGAAGTTTGTAAAAAGCGTCTGGCCCGAGTTTATTCATGGCCGGCACCATGCTAAAATGGCAAAAGCATTTGAGGAGGTAGCTAATGGAACGTGTAAAAGACTTATTATCAACATGCCGCCACGCCATACGAAATCCGAGTTTGCATCTTACCTTTTACCTGCTTGGTTCCTCGGAAGATTCCCTAATAAGAAAGTTATTCAGACTTCGCATACGGCTGAGCTCGCTGTGGGCTTTGGTAGGAAAGTTAGGAACTTGGTGGACAACCCGCTGTATAAACGTCTATTTCCTGCCATTGAATTACAAAGCGACTCCAAAGCGGCAGGTCGTTGGAATACTAATTTTGGCGGTGATTATTTCGCTATTGGTGTGGGTGGTGCTGTTACTGGTAAGGGAGCTGATTTACTCATCATCGATGACCCTCACTCTGAGCAAGAGGCTGCTCTAGCGGCGTTTAACCCAGAAGTTTACGACAAGGTTTATGAGTGGTTTACTTCTGGACCACGTCAGCGTCTACAGCCAGGCGGAGCCATCGTAGTGGTTATGACCCGTTGGTCATTGCGTGATTTAACAGCCCAAGTAATGAGGTCTGCAGCCCAGCGGGGCGGAGACGAGTGGCAAGTCATTGAGTTTCCAGCAATACTACCAAGTGGCAAACCATTGTGGCCCGAGTTTTGGAGCTTAAAAGAATTAGAAGCATTGCATGTGGAGTTGCCCAACAGTAAGTGGATGGCGCAGTATATGCAGCAGCCTACTTCGGACTCGTCTGCTATTGTGAAACGAGAGTGGTGGAAGGAATGGGAAAGTGAACGCCCACCTGTTTGCGAGTATATAATTCAGTCATGGGACACGGCGCACGAGAAAAAGACAGTTAATGACTTCTCTACTTGTACAACGTGGGGTGTCTTCTATAATGAAGAAGACCATGACTTACCAAACATCATCCTCCTGGACTCCTTTAAAGAGCGCCTGGAGTTTCCGGAACTCAAGGCAAAGGCGTTGGAAAAATACCAAGAGTATGAGCCGGATTCACTTATCGTCGAGAAAAAGGCGGCGGGGGCCCCTCTTATACAAGAGTTACGGCGCATGGGCATCCCAGTTGGTGAGTTCTCGCCAGGTAAGGGCCAGGATAAAATATCAAGGTTAAATTCAGTTGCGGATTTCTTTGCATCTGGTAAAGTATGGGCTCCAGCTACACGCTGGGCAGAAGAGTTGATAGACGAGGTAGCGGCGTTCCCTTCGGGCGAACACGATGACTTGGTGGACTCAATGACATTAGCGCTAATGCGATTTAGGCAAGGTGGGTTCTTAAGACTCCCGAGCGATGAACCAGAAGATATTCAATGGTTTAAATCAAAACGCGGCGCCGGGTATTACAACGTTTAAGGAACGACTATGGCAATGGACAAAGGTATTTATCAGGCCCCCATGGGGATTGCAGACACAAAAGAGCTGCCAATTGAAATTGAAATTCTTGGTCCTGACGAAGAAATCGGTGAAACTACTGATGGTATTGAGAACGAAGATGATAGCTCAGATACATTTAATGAGAACCTTGCGGAATCGATTGACGATGGTACCTTGCAAAGCATTGCTAGTGAATTGATTGGTCTGTTTGATGCAGACGTAGCAGCACGCAAAGATTGGGCGGATACATATGTCGAGGGTCTCAAACTACTTGGACTTAAGTACGAAGAAACCACAGAACCCTGGGCGGGCGCATGTGGCGTTTACCATCCGATGCTTGCAGAAGCTGTGGTCAAGTTCCAGTCCGAGGCTATTATGGAGACCTTCCCTGCTATGGGTCCGGTCAAGACTAAGATTATCGGTAAAGAAACCCAGAATAAAAAAGAAGCGTCTATCCGCGTTCAGGAGGACATGAACTACCGCTTGACTGAACAGATGAGCGAGTATCGCCCTGAGCAAGAAAAGTTATTGTGGAATTTGCCATTGGCAGGTTCTGCGTTTAAGAAAGTTTACTTTGACCCAGCACTAGGTCGTCAAGTAGCAATGTTTATACCAGCAGAAGATTTGCTTGTTCCGTATGGCGCAAGTAATCTTGATAATGCTGAGCGTATCGCGCACGTCATGCGCAAGACTAAGAACGATGTTAAGAAGCTTCAGGCCGCAGGGTTCTGGAAAGATATCGACTTAGGTGAGCCAACAAACATCCTTGATGACATCGAGAAACGTAAGGCTGAGGAGCAAGGCTTCACAGCAACTACGGATAACCGGTTCAGAATTATTGAGATGCACGTCGACTATGACCTGCCTGGGTACGAAGATGAAGCAGGAATTGCACTACCTTACATCATTACTATGGAGAAAAGCACCGCAAGGGTGCTTGCCATTCGTCGCAACTGGTATGAAGGCGATATACTTAAATTGAAACGTACACATTTTGTACACTATCAATACGTACCGGGGTTTGGATTTTATGGATATGGACTTATTCACCTTATTGGCGGTTATGCTCGCAGTGCCACTGCTATTGTGCGTCAGCTCGTCGATGCAGGGACACTCAGCAATTTACCGGGCGGCCTCAAAGCACGAGGCTTACGGGTTAAAGGAGACGACACTCCAATCTCTCCAGGAGAATTTAGAGACGTAGATGTACCTTCTGGCTCAATCAAAGACAACATTATGTTGTTGCCATACAAAGAGCCAAGTCAAACTTTGATGTCATTGTTTAACCAGATTGTTCAGGAAGGTCGCTCATTTGTTTCCGCTGGAGACTTACAAGTATCTGATATGGGTGGTAATGCACCTGTTGGAACGACTTTGGCTATTTTGGAGCGCACACTCAAAGTAATGTCAGCAATTCAAGCTCGTCTGCACTATTCGATGAAGCAAGAATTTAGTTTGTTAAAAGTTATTATTGCGGATTACACGGAAGAAGATTATGAATACGAACCGGAAGAGGGTAATCGTGCGGCGAAGAAAAGTGACTATGACGACGTGGAAGTACTCCCGGTTAGCGACCCTAATGCGTCGACCATGGCGCAGAAAATCGTACAGTATCAAGCTGTATTGCAGTTGGCTCAGTCAGCTCCGCAACTTTACAACTTACCTTTGCTCCACAGACAGATGATTGAAGTTCTTGGTATTAAGAATGCTCAAAAACTTGTACCGATGGCAGATGACCAGAAGCCACAAGACCCAGTCACAGAAAACCAAAATGTTCTGATGATGAAACCGGTCAAAGCGTTTAGCTACCAAGACCATCAGGCACATATCACCGTGCATATGTCAGCAATGCAAGACCCTAAGATTGTGGCACTCCTTCAAAACAATCCAATGGCGCAACAATTGCAACAGCTTATGATGGCGCATATTAATGAGCATATTGGGTTCGAGTATCGCAATCAGATTAGCCAGCAGATGGGTATGCCGTTACCTCCACAACATATGAATGATATGAATGAGGAAGAAGACGAGAACATGACTCCAGAGATAGAAGCTCAATTGGCTCCAATGATGGCTAAAGCAGCATCACAGTTGCTAATGCAGAATCAGCAACAAGCTAAACAGCAACAAGCGCAACAACAAGCTGCTGACCCATTAATCCAAATGCAGCAGCAAGAGCTTCAGCTCAAAGCAGCAGAACAACAACGCAAGGCTAAGAAAGACGACGTTGATGCACAACTCAAACTCAAGCAATTACAGATTGAGCAAGAGCGCATCCAGTCACAAGCCAAGATTGCTGCTGGTCAGATGATTGCTAATGCGGGTATGGCACAACAAAAAAATAAAATGCAGAGTATTCAGAAAGGCGGCGAGATTCTTGCTAAAGCCCTTGAGAAAAGAACTGAGCTAAATCACCAGAAAGAACAGCAGTTAGATATGCAAGCGCACCAGCGTATGACTACTTCGCAACAACCCAAGAAAAAGGAAACTAAAGAGTGACCGAATACCAATACCTAACCGGTGAGCTACAAAAGCTCATCGAGTCTAGAGCACAGTCCGTTGCCGATGGCAGCTGCAAAAGCATTGAAGAGTATCGAAATACAACAGGGGTTATCCGTGGTCTTGCCCTGGCTGTAGATTTAATCAAAGACCGCGAGCAAAACTTAAAGGACTCAGATGAGTGAACTTATTATCAGCGACGCCTTGGGGAATCTCTCAAAGCTACCTGAAAAACAAGAAGAAAAAGCAACACAACTTCCAAAAGCCGCCGGCTACCATATTTTATGTATGGTTCCACAGGTTGAAGAAGAGTATGACAGCGGCATCATTAAGTCAACCCAAACGCAACAATATGAGGAAGTTTTAACCCCTGTACTGTTTGTTATGGATATTGGCCCAGATGCTTATGCCGATAAAGAAAGGTTCCCAAGTGGACCCCTCTGTAAGGTTGGTGACTTTATATTGATTCGTCCTAGTTCTGGCTCACGTCTTAAGATTCATGGTCGTGAGTTCCGGATTATTAACGATGATTCAGTTGAAGCCGTAGTTTTAGACCCAAGAGGAATTACCCGTGCGTAATGAAGCCCAAAAACTAGCTAAACGAAAGTATGAGCAAAGTGAAAAAGGCAAAGAAGCTAAAAAACGCCATGAAGCAGCCTATGTTGCGTCTGGTGGTAGGGCGGCTGCGGAATTACGTAGGGCTGTAAAACCTCTATCTGAACCAAGGAAAAATGCTAGGTTAAAGTATGCTGTAATTAAAAGAACAGCAGATAAAAATCTATCTGAACTAGATGTATTTGTACTTTCAGAAGCTATTTCTTTAGCAAAGTTAAGGGAAAAAATGTTAGGTATTAAATGGCACGTTGACCATATTATTCCCGTTTCAAAAGGCGGAGCTAGTAATTATGCCAATATCCAAGTGGTACCTGCATTGTGGAATAGACGAAAGTCTAACAAACATACCGGGATGTTTTTTGCCCGTGCATAAGGAGATTTAAATGGCATCAGAAGAATTTGGCACAGTAACTTTTGGTAAGGGCGGTAAAGTTATTCCAGTTGGTATGGAAGGCGATACCGACGAGGTCCCCGACGAAGTTGCAGCAAACGAAGAAGCAAAAGCGGCACCAGAACCAGAAGTAGACATTGAGATTGTCGATGATACCCCTGATGAGGACAAAGGCCGTACCCCAATGGACGAGTCCAAAGCGCTAGAAGCTGCCGATGAAGACGACGATGAACTTCAGTCTTACGATAAAAAAGTTCAAAAACGTATCAAAAAGCTGACAAAAGGCTACCATGATATCCGTCGTGAGAAAGAAGAAGCAGTCAAAATGCGCGAAGAAGCTCTTCGTGTAGCTCAATTTATGGCAGATGAAAACCGTAAATTACAGTCTACATTGCATGAAGGCAGCAAAATTTACATCGAGCAAGGTAAAGGCGCAGCAGAAGCCGAACTTAGTATAGCTAAAAGGGCTTACAAAGAAGCTTATGAAGCGGGTGATAGCGATGCACTAGTTGAAGCACAACAGGCTATTTCAGAGGCAACTCTGCGATTAAGCCAAGCTAAAACAATGCAGCCAATTGAGCCAAGAGAGCAGGAATATAATATTCCTAAAGCAACTCCAGAAGCTCCTGCGCAAGACCCAAAACTGACTACATGGTTAGATTCTAACGATTGGTACGGTGGCGAAACTGCAGAAGAAGACGAAATGACTGGACTTGCAATTACCATTCATAACCGCCTTGCGAGAGAGTTTGGTGAAAAATATGTTGGTACTGATGAGTATTATTCAAAAATCAGTGATACAATCCGAAAAAGATTCCCCGATTATTTCGGAGCCGACGAAGAATCACAAGCTACAGAAGTAGAAACAAAACCGGTTAAAACCCGCGCAAAACCCGCTGCAGCAGTTGTAGCTCCCGCTACTCGCTCAGTTGCCCCTAAGAAAGTACAATTAACGCCTACTCAGGTACAGATTGCGAAACGCCTTGGTGTTCCGCTAGAACTGTATGCCAAGAAGGTTGCCGAACAAATGAATGGAGATAGATAATGGTTAAGAAAACAACCCGTGATGTAGAAGTACGTGAAACTGAAGTACGTCCAATCGAAAACTGGGCACCTCCTCAGTTACTTCCAACACCGGACCCACGCGAAGGCTGGGCTCACCGTTGGGTAAGAACATCTACTATGGGGTCATCTGACCCAATGAATGTCTCTGCAAAGCGTAGGGAAGGTTTTGAGCCTGTTAAGGCTGAGGATTATCCTGAACTTATGAGCCACGCGTCCATTGATGGACAGTTTAAAGGTTCAATCGAAATTGGTGGTTTAGTTTTATGCCGTGCCCCTGAAGAATTTATGAAGCAACGTGCTGCTCACTATGAGAAGCTAGCTGCAGGTCAGATGGAGTCGGTAGATAATAACTTCTTGTCGCAGAATGACCCACGTATGCCTTTGTTTAAGGACAGAGCTACTAAAGTTACTTTCGGTAAGGGAAGTTAATTTTAATTTAATTTAAGGAGCCTCTTATGAGCACAGTAGCAGCCCCCTACGGGCTAAAGCCGATTAGCTTAATCGGCGGTCAATCCTTTACTGGCGGAACAATCCGTGAGTATTTGATGACCACAAACAGTGCGACGGCCATTTTTAATGGTGATTTAGTCGCTTTAGGCGTATCAGCAGCAGGTCAACCAACCGCGCTAACTGCTACTCCAACTACCAGCACTGTTGGTTTGGTTGGCGTTTGCGTTGGTGTACGTTATCAGTTGGCAGGTCAACAGTTGGGTTACCCACTCTATGCACAGTATTTACCAGCTAACGCTGTAACTGCTGGCTACACAAATATTTTTATTCGTGTTGTAGAAGACCC